GTCCGTATTCCGTGTATTCGAATATGGTAGGTAACAGAGGGTTGACTGCGGTTACTATCATCGAGACTAGCCATATTGCCCTTCATGTTTGGGACGAGTGTGAGCCTGCTATGGCTCAACTGGATGTTTACACGTGCAGCACTCTGAATACTCAAGATGTATTCGATGCCATTTCTGTATGGGATCCTACTCGAGTAGAATATAAGTATATAGACAGAGAAAACCAGTTGACATTAATTGAGAAACGTGTTATATAATGGCCTATAAGAGAACGACTCGTAGCGGAAAGAATGGTACTCGTACCACTTACACGCAGTCGTTCAAAGGTCCTAAACGTTCTTCGAAGATGTCTCAGAGTATCGGTGGTAAGACTTCGCGTATTACCACCACTACTAATCTAAACACCGGCGAGAGAAAAACGTATCTCACACAGAGAACCGCGGACGGTTGGATATCCAGAAAAAGTTTGTCTGCACCTAAAGCAAAGTCTCCGAAAAAATACAAGCCTAAGAAGATCCGGATAAAGAAATCTAAACCATTGGGTTTAGGAGGTTGGATCATTCTGGCAATTATAATTATAGCTGTATTAGCAGGAAATTGAGGTGAACAATGCCACATCCATCAAAGAATCGACCACGTAAAGGTCGTCGTAAGATTGGCTCGACTAAGCGTAAAGCACGAGCACAACGTAAGAGCAAGAAGTGAGGTTATATCATGGGTAAGAAGAGAATTCGTAAGTCAGTCACATCGAAGGGTCAGCGTCGTTCTATCGTCGCTGGTGTCAAGGAAGCACGAGCCGCTCGTTCTCCTTTCGAGAAGGCACTCAATAAGCTTGAAGCATGGCGTAAGGGTCTGAATCCGTGGATCACTGTTCCCGGAACTCAGTCTAACATGCGTTATGTCAAAGTCCGCGCGAACTCTGTCTACGGAGATCCAAAGCGGGCATCGTACGGAATCTATGGAAAGCCAGCAACAGATGAGTAATACCGTAATCTATACAAAAGACAACTGTCCATACTGCGTACAAGCTAAAAACTTGTTTACAAATAAAGGACATCAGTATACAGAGATGAAGATAGGTGTTGATTTGACTCGTGAAGAGTTTATTAGCCTTTTCCCAGAAGTGAAAACAGTTCCCTTTATTATTATTGACGGAGAAAAAGTAGGTGGTTATGACAAACTCGTTGAATGGTACGGACGTCCAGAACGAACGTTCTTGGCAGAATGAATACCTGAAGAACGCACTCCAGACCGGAGTCGTTAACGTTACCTTCATTAAGAAGGATGGTACTGAACGCAAGATGCTTTGCACGCTGATGCCAAGCGAACTCCCGCATAAGGAAGATACGCTGCAGCCAGTACACTCGAACCCCGATGTACTCGCTGTATGGGACATGGAGAAGAAGGATTGGCGTTCGTTCCGCTTCGACTCAATTCTCGGCTTTAGTTTAGTTTCGTTAGACGCATGATCTACATCGTAGACATTGACCAGACTATCTGTGTCACGCCTCAAGTGGATGGAAAGCATCGCTATGATCTTTCCATCCCATTCTATCATCGAATCGCTCGTATAAATAAACTGTACGACGAAGGGCATACCATCATCTATTGGACAGCCCGTGGTTCAGGATCCGGATTGGATTGGACCGAACTTACCAACCAACAACTCGAAGAATGGGGCTGTAAGTTCCATGAAGTCCGTCTAGGTAAACCTTCGTACGATGTATGGATCGATGACAAAGCTTTCAACGATTCCGACTTCTTCAAATCCGAAGACATTGAATTTTTATTGGATACACCTGTATGAACAACCAAGACTTGATTGAATTAAATGAACTAAACAAGGAATCGAACGGTGGAACAGAACTTACCACTCGAAATCTCTTCCACCGACTGGGACGTGATGAACTCGATGGTATCCAAATTGTCACTGCTCGCGTCCGCGAACTCGATCCTAACCGAATTAAGATCTATCATCTACACGATCTCGCCCTTGATCCGGAAGCTGCACACCTTAAAGATCCAGCTTCTCGAGCTCGCTTTCAAAAGTTGGTCTTCAGCAGTAACTGGCAGTATCAACAGTATCGTGACTACCTTGGAGTACCTTATAGTCACCATTCAACAGTTATTGAAACAGGCGTCGAACCTATTCAACTCGTTGAGAAACCAAAAGATAAGATACGCCTCATCTATACGTCCACACCTCATCGTGGACTGGAGATTCTGGTTCCTGTATTCTACGCTCTAGCCGAGAAGTATGACAACATCGAACTAGATGTGTATAGCTCGTTCGGCATCTACGGTAGTGGGTGGGCGGAACGAGACAAACAGTATGAGCCTTTGTTCCAAGCATGTAGAGACCATCCACGTATCAACTATCATGGATGGGTAGATCAGGAGACAGTTCGTGCCGCATATCAAAAAGCCCACATTTTTGCATACCCTTGCATTTGGCCTGAGACTTCATGCCGATCGCTTATCGAAGCTATGTCAGCCGGATGTCTGGCAGTCCATCCTAATTTCTCTGCTCTATCTGACACAAGTGGCGGCTTGACGGTTCAGTACGACGGTGATCATGAGAACCCGAACCTGCATGCCAACATCTTTGCACACACTCTACTGTATGCCATCGAGAACGTGCAGAACAATGACATTACCAACATGATGTCGTTCGTCAAGGCATATGCAGATACTCGTTTCTCTTGGGAATCTATCATTCCTAAGTGGAAGGGTCTCATCGCTTCGTTGAAGGAAAATCACAGTGATATTATCCAAAGCTCCACTCAGAGTTAGTTTCTTCGGTGGGGGTAGCGATATCCCCACCCATTTTGCCCAATGGGGCGGAGCAACCATCTCGACTGCAATCGACAAGTATGTCTACGTGGCAGTCATGCATACTCCTCACAATCATATCAAAGTTTCGTATTCCAAGCAGGAATGCGTAGAGCATGTAGATGAACTCGAGAACGAGATCGTACGAAACGCGCTCAAGTTCTTCGGCATCAAGTCTAACATCGAGATTACATCATTTGCAGATATCCCTACGATCGGCAACGGTCTCGGTGGATCTTCTGCCTTTACTTGTGCTCTTGTCAAGGCTCTATCTGCATATCTTGGTTACGAGTACATCAATCCATACGGTGTAGCAAAGACGGCGTGTCATATCGAGATCGACCTGTGTGGTTGGAAGATTGGCATGCAAGATCAGTTCGCATCTGCATTCGGTGGTATGAACTACATCGAGTATGCTAATGAACTTGGCAATGGACGAGTAGATGTAAAGAGACTCGACACGAATAGTATCGAAAACTATATGATCCTCATTCCTACCAACGTAGAGCACCATGCTGCCAAGATCCTCGATACTATCAACTTCGAAGCGAAGACGTTCACTATTCGTGAGCTTGCAAATATGGCAGAACTGCAATCTACACAGAGAGTAAACTATCAAACTTATGGAAATCTGCTCAACGCTGCATGGGTACTCAAGAAGCAGATGAGCGAAGACGTCTCGAATGATGAGATAGATACTATGTACGATCGTTGCAAAGCAGTAGGAGCATACGGTGCTAAACTGCTAGGAGCAGGCGGCGGAGGCTACATGCTGGCCCTCACAGAATCCAAAGAAAAGATTCGCAGAGAATTCTCGGACAGAACCTGCCTCGATGTAGGTATCGCACATGAAGGAGCAAGAGTTGTCTATCGAGACTGATATCATCTTTGAACATCATGCTAAGGTTAATATTGCATTCGCCAGTATCGATCATGATCAGTTCAAAAAAGCTGCTGAACTTATCTGGCTGACTAGCATTTCAAACCATCGAAACAACATCTATACTATCGGTAACGGGGCATCTGCTGCTATCGCTCAACATTGGGCATGCGACTACACGAAGGGATGCAAACGTGGTGGTCTGAGACCACGAGTCATCTCTCTGGCAGCAAACATTCCTCTGATGACTGCTATCTCTAACGACATGTCATACGATGAGGTGTATGCTTTCCAGCTTGAAGCACTTGGTCAACCAGGCGATGTACTCATAGCCATCTCATCAAGCGGTAACTCGCCGAACGTCATAGAAGCCCTCGAGATGGCAAAGATTATGCAGATTAAGTCGATCGCTTTGACTGGTATGTCACCAGATAATAAGGCTGCACAGCTAGCAGACATCTCCATCCATGTAGACTGCGACGAGTACGAAGCGACCGAAGACGTTCATCAAGCCATCATGCATATGATCGCAAAGTATATTAGAAACAAGTAAGGAACTATATAATGTCACAACAGCCCGTTTCTATCCACCAGATCCAAGCACAGTTCGGTACGGATAGTGGTAACTATGAAGTCCTGACCGACGCAGCTATTCGATCGAAGGGTGTAGAAGGTGCAGCAGTCGAGATCGGTGTTCGTCTCGGTGGCGGTCTACAAAGAATCATCGACGGACTCGTAGAGAGTGGCCAGACTCCTGATAAGCCAGTCTTTGGTATCGATCCTTACGGCAACATCGAGTACTATCGTGATGAAATCTTCAAGGCAGGTCGATGCGACTACACTAACGAGATGCGCGATATCTGTATGATCAACATGTACCTGTACTGTCGTCAGAAGAACGTCAACTTCTATATGTTCAACCTTGAAGACACTGAGTTCTTCAATCGTTATGCGGACGGTGTTCCTGTCTATGCAGAGCATAAGAGCCTCGTCAACAAGTACAGCGTAGTCCACTTTGATGGTCCTCATACTCTTGAAGCTCTCGATGCAGAGATCTCGTTCTTTCTCGAACGGTCAGATCCTGGTGCGATCTTCGTCTTCGACGACGTAGAGATGTACGAGCACGATGCAGTCCATAAGCAATTGCTCGAACACGGCATGGAAGGACTGATGGAAACTCCTCGCAAGTGGTCGTATGTCAAGAAGGAGCATGTCGATAAGAAGTGGGAACCGGTGATCGGAACTCCTGGATGGGAGCCAAACGCTGATCAGTACACACCTAAGAGTGGTCCTCTGTTCAACTATAAGATCAATCTCTAAAAAATAGGGGTGTACAAATTTTGAAAACTGTAGTAGGTTAAGAAAATAAGCTACAGAGGTAAACATGGCAATCAAAGTCAAAGCTAAGCCGAAACAGATTTCACGTTCAGCGATCAAGTCGATCGATGATAAAGCATACGGTTCAGAGCCTATCGCTATCAATAGCCTTAGCGATGCTCTGAACTGGTACAACTACATGGCAACCGACGATCAGTCTCGGGAATGGTTCTTCACCTATGTCAAGAAGAACTACACCAAGGCTGACGTTGCCATGCTTCGTAAGCTGCCGAAGTGGAAGATTTCTAAGACTCTTGGTAACGTTGCTCGTATCCTTCTGAACGGCAACGAGCTGCCTCAGAAGAATCATGACTACTTCGATACGAGTGTCAAGGATCTTGTCAAGGCTGCTACTCAGATCCGTGATGAAGTCGAAGATGCACCCAAGCCGGTCATCGACATTCAAGCTCGTGTTCGCGAGAAGGCTAGCTATATCATCACTAGCATCGAAGAAGAAATCGATAACGTGATGGATGGCAAGTCGTTCTCGATGTACAACTTCTGTCAGTCGAACGAACTGAACCCTCAGATCCTTAACATCGTCAAGGAATACTACCAGCCTCAGTACGACGAGATTCGCTCTAACGACGAGCAGGTAAAGGAAGCCTTCGGCAAGAAGCAGAAGTTCTGGATTGGATTCTGGGACAGTTTCTTCTCTGACATCGAACGCTTCGTCAACAACAAGAAGGCTGTCAAGGTACGTAAGCCTCGCGAGAAGAAGGCTAAGTCTGCAGTCGACCAGGTGAAGAGCCTTAAATACCAGAAGGAAGATCCTTCACTCAAGATCGTGTCGGTTCATCCTGCCGAGATCGTGGGATGTACACAACTATGGACCTACAACACCAAGTACAAGAAGCTGACGAGGTACGACGCATCTGGCCCAGCTGGGATCCAAGTGAAGGGTACTACTCTTACTGGCTTCGATGTCGAGACGTCATTAAGCAAGAGCTTGCGAAAGCCAGATACCAGCATTCAGTCTCTGCTTGGAGCAGGCAAAGTGGCTCTTCGTAAGTTCATGGATGAGCTCAAGACTGTATCATCTGTACCCAACGGTCGAATCAACCCTGATACCATCCTTCTAAGGGTCGTTAAATGACAGACAACGTAATCCTATTTCCTGGAATGAAGCGAGACTCTGCTCCTCAGAATATGGAGGAGATCCTCGACAAAGTAACGCAGACTCGTAAAGAGCATGTGTCCATGGTCATGAACGATATGATTCCTGAAATCATTCATATGTTCGGAGCCTATGGTGTAGACATCAACGACGATAAATACGTTAAAGATGTAGCGATGATCATGGAATCGACTAAGTCGTTACTGCATCGTCAATATAATTTGCCTCATCCGTTTCACAAAATGGTTGACAATATATTCGAGTTTAGTTATAATGAAGACAGTACAATCGCGTACACGTATACTTTACCAGAAGAAGAGTGAGACACTGAAATGATTATTATGGACCTTTCGCAGGTCATGATCTCCAACCTGATGGTTCAGCTTGGAAACCACACCAACGCCGAGATCGAAGAAGATCTCCTTCGTCACATGATCCTGAACTCGATCAGGTCGTACAACGTCAAGTTCAAGAACGAGTTCGGCGAGATGATCATCGCCGCAGATGCTGGTAATAACTGGCGTCGCCAAATTTTCCCATACTACAAAGCTAATCGTCGTAAGAACCGCGAGAAGTCAGAGATCAACTGGAACGTGGTGTTCGAGACTCTGAACAAGGTTCGCGACGAACTCAAAGACTACTTCCCTTACAGGGTTATTCGTGTCGACGGAGCTGAAGCCGACGACGTGATCGGTACTCTTGCACAGACCTACGGCAACACTAGCGAACCTATCCTCATCCTCTCGGGTGACAAGGACTTCGTGCAGCTGCAGTCGTACATGAACGTCAAGCAGTTCGATCCTGTACAGAAGAAGTGGCGTAAGACTAATGATCCCGACCGGTTCATTAAGGAGCATATCATTCGTGGAGATACGGGTGATGGTGTTCCTAACTTCCTGTCTGCAGACGATACGTTCGTTATCGGCAGTCGTCAGAAGCCCATTAGCCAGAAGAAGCTGGATCAATGGCTCGAACAGGATCCTAAGGAATTCTGTGACGACAAGATGCTGCGTGGCTACCTACGTAACCAGCAGTTGGTCGATCTGAACTTCATCCCTGAAGATATCCGTAAAGAAGTGCTCGTTCAGTATGAAGAGCAGGGCGGCAAAGGCCGTGATAAGCTGTTCAACTACTTTATCGAGCATCGTCTCAAACTCCTAGTAGAAAGCCTAAATGAGTTTTAATCATGCAAAGAACACTAGCAATCTACGAAATCCTTGATAAAGTCAAGGAAGCTCATCACATCAACGACAAGGCAAACATCCTACGTCAGTACGACAGTGAGCCTCTTCGTTATATTCTCGAGCTAGCTTTCCATCCAAACGTAGGATGGTGGCTACCAGAGGGTGCACCTCCGTACAAGCCTAGCGACGTGCTAGACACTGAAGGTCGTCTGTACAAAGAAGCACGTACACTTCCTCTGTATCTCAGCGGTAATCGTCCTGATCTTAAACCGCATCAGCGCGAGAACCTTTTCATCGGTCTGCTTGAATCCCTGCATCCAAAGGATGCCGAACTTCTTATCGCGGTCAAGGATAAGAAGGTCGAGGGTCTTAACGTAGAAACCATCAATACAGCTTTTCCAGGGTTGATTCCTCATGAGCAAATCAATTAAGCGTTTTAGAAAGTATAATGACGAATACTACGAAGAAGGCAACGATCATTACGATCATCGCCAGCATCTGAAAGAGAAACGACTTCAGGCTGCACTTCGTTCAAAGGCTAAAGCATCACTACTTGATTTGATAGAAGATGAAGACTATTAATGCCACTATATGAATTCAGACTCAAGGAGACTGGAGAGTCCTTTGAGGAATATTTTACTTATGAGCAGAAGCGAGCTTTCCTCGAAGAAAACCCTGATATCGAAGAGATCATCGGGGCGCCTAATATTATATCAGGCATTGCAGGTATTACTCATAAGAACGACCAAGGCTTTAACGATCTACTAAATAGAATCGGCAATGCCAATCCTCACTCCCCTCTCGGGCAGCAGCACGGAGACAAAGACATCAAGTCTACTAAGGTCCGAGAAGCGGTCAACAAAGCTCGCAATAAAAAATAAGGATAACTCGTGGAATCACACAGACTTACCAAGAGACAGAAGAGAATCCTGAAGCAGAACGGAGAAGAAGAACTACTCAAGTCGAAGATGGCTATTCGCACACAAAACTTCGACATGAAAACGATCAAACCTCTTACTGAAAACCAACGCCTGACATTCGAGGCCTTTGAAGAAGGCAAACATCTCATGCTCCACGGCATGGCAGGCACAGGCAAAACTTTTCTATCAATGTACCTCGCTCTCGACGACCTAATGTCGGGAGAATCCCTCCAAGACATGATCTACATCGTCAGATCGGTCGTCCCTACTCGAGACATGGGTTTCTTGCCTGGATCTCAGAAGGAGAAGATGAAGGTATACGAAGCTCCGTATCAGGCCATCTGCAACGAACTGTTTGGCCGAGGTGATGCCTACGATATTTTGAAACAGAAGAACGCAGTTGAGTTCATGTCGACCTCGTTCGTTCGTGGCATTACCATGAACAACTGCTACATCATCGTAGACGAGATCAACAACATGACGTTCCATGAACTTGATTCGGTCATCACTCGTATCGGTAAGAACTGTAGAGTCATCTTCTGTGGCGACTTTCGGCAGTCGGACTTGACCAAGGACCAAGAAAAAAATGGTCTAAAAGAATTCATGAAAGTGGTGTCCAAATTATCAGACTTCGTGTATATTGATTTCCTAGAGAAAGACATCGTACGTAGCAAACTTGTGAAGGAATATATCATTGCTCGCCAAAACCTCGGCCTTCAACCGTAAAGAATTTGAACACGACATCATCGACTTTGCAACTCTGCAGAGGATCGATGGACCGACTCGATTGTATGAGACACCAGAAGGGAAGAGATATCCCTCGGTAACTACAGTCCTAGGCAAGATGACGGATAAGTCCGCCCTCGAAGCCTGGAAGAAGAGGGTCGGGGAGGAGGAAGCAGCTCGGGTCTCGGCTCGAGCTGCAACTCGCGGAACTAACATCCATACGATGTGTGAGAACTATGTGTTAGGCAACGAAGTGGATACCTCGATGCCTCATAACATGATGATGTTCCGTCAGATCAAGATGGCTTTGGATGACAAGGTAGACATGATCCGTGCTACCGAGTGTACCCTCTACTCAGATCATCTGAAGGTAGCAGGTACATGCGACCTCATCGCTGACTACGACGGCCGCCTGTCTATCATCGACTACAAGACGTCGTCTAAGCTCAAGCGTAAGGAATGGATCGAAGGCTACTTCCTTCAGGCCAGTCTCTACTCTTACATGCTATGGGAGATGACAGGGATCTTGGTCAAGGACATCGTGATCATCATCGGTGTAGATGACTCCCTTGAACCTCAGGTGTTCATCGAACGACCTCAAAACTACCTCGAAAAAGCGGTAGACTTGGTTAGGTCCTACCATAAAATGTACGGATAAGAAAATGCGACTTCGGTCGCATTTTTTTTGACAAAGGGGGTGTACTTATTTTAAAAACTTTGATAAGGTAAACCTATAATCAAAGAGGAAACAATCATGGCTTATCCTAAGACTATCCTGATCGGTGATCGCGTTCGCTACGAGTCGGCTGCTGGCACCATCCGCGGTACGGTTGTTAAGATCATGCAGGACAAGAACGCTCTTGGTAACATGATCGACTGGATCTACGTCGAGTACTACAACGAGAAGTCTC